ATGATGTATGAATAATCGTTATATAGTAGATGTGCAAAATGAAGATCCTCTTGATGAGCCAATCTTCGATGTGGAATATCAGACCTTTGATGTATACTTTGCTTCTGTAACTGCTATGCAGTATCACCCAGGAGCAGGTACAAAGGAACATCGGTGCATGAGTCTTATGGAATGCCGTGATGTGGCAATTGAGATGCTAAAGTTGCGTCGAAAGATTCCTTGCATTAATTTTAAAGACTATCAAGAACAATTGGAAAAGCTGAAGGCGGAGAATAGTAATGGCTAAGCAACCTTATAATCCAGCTAACTCCGTGACTAATGATCTTCCAAAAGACTTTGTACCAATGACCCAAGGTCGCTTGAAGTTGGAAGTACCTGATAAGCCTGGATATCATAGGCACTGGTTCATTGGTGAGCCTCAACGTCTTGAAAGGGCTCGTCGTGCAGGTTATGTAATGGTTGATCCTGATGAGGTCAATATTGCCAGTTTTGATCTAGCGGGTGATGGTCTCAAGAATGGTAACACTCTTGGCAGTGAGGTAAGCATTGCCGCAGGGGCAGGTCTCAATTCAGTCGGTGCCCCTCTCCGGCTGTACTTGATGGAATGTCCTATGCAGTATTACGAAGCAGGGCAGGCAATTATTCAAGAACAGAATGATAATATTGCAGCCATTCTTCGTGGAGGTAAGGTAGGAGTTAATGAACCAGACATGGCGTATAATAAGGAAAAAGCACCTAACCTTTTCACTCCTCGTAAAGAACGGAGGCCGTAATGGCTAATGCAATTCGTCCCTCCGGCCTATGGCCGGTTAAGCACTTGAATGGCTCGCCTTGGAATGGGCAAGCTAATGTTTACTATATTGCGCCTGCGGATACCAATAGCTATGCTATTGGTGATCCGGTTGTATCTAGTGGTAACGGTGATACTAATGGTGTTCCTGGTATTACTCTTGCCGCAAATACTGGGGCTCTCCGTGGTGTCATTGTAGGTCTTGGAACTACTCCAAGCTTGATTGCTAATCCTCATAACTTGGATCAGACTATTAGGCCTAGTGGTGCACAGGCTATTGCGTACTATGCATTGGTAGTAGATTCTCCCGATACTATCTTTGCTGTACAGGAACCTGGCACAGGTACGGCTCTTACTAGTGCTGCTATTGGCTTTAATGTTAATCTTGTCATTAATGCTAATAATGGATATGTTTCCCAGGTGACTATTAATAATACTGGTGCAGCTACGACTGCTACCCTTCAGATGAAACTCCTCGGCCTTGCTCAGATTCAGAACAATGCCTTCGGCAATGGTGCTACTTGGTTGGCTACCATTAACAACCATGAACTTAGTGCCGGCACCACTGGCGTATAATAGGAGATAACATATGGCAGGCGTAATTAACACTGGTTCGCATCCCAAACTACTCTGGCCTGGCGTTCATGCTGTGTGGGGTCAGGTTTATGATGAGTATGTGAATGAGTATAATGATCTTTATGAGATCAGGGACTCAAAGAAGGCTTATGAACAGGATGTACAGGTAACTGGTTTTGGCCTGGCACCAGTGAAGGCTCAGGGTGCTCCCATCTCCATGGACTCGGAGTTCCAGGGTTGGGTAACTACCTACTCGCATATCGCATATGCTCTTGGGTATATCGTTACTCATGAGGAAATTGAGGATAATCAATATAAGGAAGTTGCCACCCGACGTGCGAAGGCAAATGCCTTTTCTTGTAATCAAACCATCGAGAATGTTGCAGCATTCCTCTATAACAATGCATTCTCCAGTACGTACTTCACCACCCCAGATGGTCAACCACTTATTAGCACTGCACATGCAAATGTGAGTGGTGGTACTTTTAGCAATGCTCTTTCTCCAAGTGCTGACTTGAGCGAGGCGGCCCTGGAAGACTTGACCATTCAGATCATGCAGACTACTATGGATCGTGGCCTGTTGATTAAGATCATGCCAGAGTCGCTGCATATCGCTCCTCAGGAATGGTATAACGCTAATCGTATTTTGCATAGTGTGTTGCAGAGTGATACTGCAAACAATGCGATTAATGCACTTAAGAGTACCAATGCCCTACCAAAGGGTATTAAGTTGAATCACTTCTTCACTCAGCCGAGTGCGTGGTTTATTCGTACTAACTGCCCGAATGGTATGACGTTCTTCTGGCGTCAGAAACCTCAGTTCGATCAGGACAATGACTTCGATACTAAGAATGCCAAGGCGGCTACGTACTTCCGATTCTCTGTCGGCTGTACTGATCCTCGCGGTATCTTTGGTAGCAATGGTCCCTGATAGGTGATGTATGGCAAATAAAGGTCCTATCAAAAAGTCAGGTACCTTCAAAGGTAAAAGCAATGCCCTCGGTCACGGGGGCAGGGCTGCGCAATTGAAGGCTCGAGGTGTTCCTGGTGGCGTGATTGGAAACTTGGCTAGGATGGCTAATGCCGCGCCAGGGCAGAAGAACTATCATGGAAAGCGTAAAGGTAAGAAATAAATAAGATGTGTGCCAATTTGGCACACCAGTGTGTCGTTCAACCGAACGCCTATTTAGGCGACTCTCTGGAGAAATAAAATGGCTGCACCTACTCGTTTTACTTCTGGTATTACGCAAGCTGCAAACTTTCAACCATTGGGTCAGGTGGGTATTCCTGACCCATTTTTCTATGCTTATTATGAGGATGATTTTTTCCCTTATAATGCAGCTCTTTATACTGTTACGGCCCCTAATAGTGGTACTGTTGCTCAGAATGATGCTAATGGTATTGGCGGTCGTATTGTATTTACTACTGGTACTACTGCGGGCAACTTTGCGGAAATCCAAACTCCTACTGCGGCCTTACAGTATACTGCAGGTAAGAAACTTGCATATTTGGCCCGCGTACAATTGGCAGCCGCAAGTACTAGTTCTTTTGTAGCAGGACTTATTGAAACAAACGCTACTCCCTTTACTAGTATTGCGAATGGATTTTATTTCTTTAAGGCTGCCGGCTCAACTACAATACAGTTTATTATTAAGAATACTACCACCACAATCGGCACTCTTGCTAATGTAGGCACTATTACTGCCCTTGCTGATATTGATCTTGGATTCTATGTAGATCGTCTGGGTAATACAAAGATCTTTGTTGGATCAAACCTTGAGGGTGTGAAGCGTCAGAATGTTGCCACGCTTGGACCTAACTATGGTATCCTCGCCTCTACGCTGACTGGCAGTATCACAGCATCACAGTTGAATCCTACCCTTGCTATCAGTAATGGTACAACTGCTGCGGCTACCTCTATGGTAGCTGACTTTCAGTTTGCTGGCATGGAGCGTTGATATATGGCTAACTCTTTTAATACTCAAATTCTTCGAGATGGCCGACGTAACTTTGTTATTAGGGTTACTGGAGAGATTGATCTCTCTGGTACCCCTGCTGATATTGCCCCTACTCAGTTAACACATATTGCTACTATGAATCCTCCATGCCTTGCTCTGCGTGTGGATAGGGTTAAATATTCTCTACCCCATGGTTGTCCTCTTGATGTGCAGTTACTGTGGCAAGCTACTACTAATGAATTATTCTACGGAGTGGCTGGAGGTGATGATGGAGATTTCTGGAATTTTGGCGGTCTAACGAATAATGCTACTCCAGGAGCTACTGGAGATATCATGTTTGCTACTACAGGTGCTACGGGGGCCACCGCTCAGGCTGGTAACTTTTGGACCTTTGCTGTAATTGTTGAGTGTGTAAAACTCCAACCTCAATACGCCCTGTGATATGCCCAACTCAACATCCAATACACCTTACGGAATAATCAACGATGCGATGGTAGACGCAGGCTACCTACAGGAAGGTGCGCAAGCTAATAGTGAACAGCTTGCCACCTATATGCGTCGTCTATGTGACATCATTAACTTGTGTCAAACCCAAGGACTTAAGCTATTCCTCCAGGAGCTAGTAAACATTCCCTTGCAGGTAAACCAAGTACAATATGTACTTGGCCCTGCCGGTCCTGATGTCGTGATGAGTAAGCCACAGAGGGTACTGCAAGCCTATGTCACAGATACTAGTAATATTAGGCGGCCCTTGGTCTGTATTAGTCGTGATGAGTTCACTCGTTTATCTCAGTTGGTTGGTAACAGTGGAACTATATCATCATATTTCGTTGACAAGCAGGCCGAGCAACTCAATGTTAACTTCTGGAATGCTCCGAATAGTACGGAAGTTCTTAACACGGCCACAGTCCTGGTGCAGGTAGAAGCACCTAACCCAATCAACTTGGAGGCTGATGTACAGTTCCCGCAGGAGTGGCGTATTTATCTAAGATGGGCTCTTGCCGATGATATATGTACTGGACAGCCACAAGCTATCATGGATCGTTGTCAGGCCCGCGCTACTGCCTATCGTGAGATGCTTGAGAACTGGGATGTTGAGGATGCAGCAACTTACCTGAACATGGATCAACGCTTTTATCAAGGTAGTGGGAGATTTGTCTAATGCCTCAGCATCAGGCAATGACGCAGCCATCTAGGATTCCTCTGGTTATCGAACCGGAGAATCGTTATAATAGTACAAATGTAGATGCTCGCCTTGTTAATTGTTTCTTGGAGACGTCTGGCAGAAATGAGTATCACATTTACAAGAGACCTGGTCTAGGTAGCCCGCAAGTAGTAGCTAATCCTGCCACTGCTGGGATGGGGCTATATACTTGGAATGGTAATGTATATTCCATTTTTGGGGGAACCCTTTATAAGAATGGTGCGCAGGTTGCGACAGGACTAGACACAACAGGTGGTGTATATTCCTTTAGTGAGATCAAGGGAAGCGATCCTAAGATTGTAATGCAGAATGGTGTGCAAGGGTATGGGTATGATGATACGGCCCTCCTGTCCGCTAATCTTCATTCGATTAATTCATCATACCCACAGTATACTGTTAAGGGCTTAGCTTATCTCGATGGCTTTACTTTTGTTATGCAGCGATTCTTTGGCACTAATCTTACTCCCGCTGTCATCTGGGGAAGTAAGATTAATAGTGTTACAGTAGCTGGAGATTGGGACCCCCTTGACTTTATCACGGCCCAGATTGAACCCGATTATCCCGTTGCTCTCAATAAACAGTTATCCTATGTAGTGGCCTTCAAGCAATGGACTACTGAGATATTCTTTGATGCTGGTAATGCGACTGGCAGTCCTTTGCAAAGTGATCCTGGTCGTAAAAGTAGATTCGGTTGTGCCCATCAAGATAGCGTCCAGCGTATTGAGGATATTCTCTTTTGGCTATCAACCAATCAGTCTGCTAGTCTTCAAGTATGTATGATGGAGGGATTACAAGTTAAGGTTGTATCCACTAAGGCTATCGATCGGTTACTTAATAAGGCTGACTTGTCGGGTGGTGTGTATAGTTGGCAACTTAAAAAGAATGGACATTTATTCTATATCGTTACAATTATCAATGCCAACCTTACACTTGCGTATGATGTAGTAGAGAATCATTGGAATCAATGGACGGATACAAATGGTAACTACGTTCCGATTTGTGCCAGTACATATGATAGTAATGGTAATACAGTAATACAGCATGCTACAAATGGTACACTGTATTATATCGACTCGTCATATCTAGATGACTATGGTAATTCCATTCCTATGAGCATTATTAGTCCAATCTTTGATGCTGGTACTCGTAGGCGTAAGCAGATGAATTACTTTGAGATCATCGGGGATCAACAGCCCGGTAATTGGCTAACAGTGCAATTCAGTGATGATGACTATCAGACATGGACGCAACCACGTCGAGTAGATATGTCACAGGAAAGAATGTTCCTAACAAACTGTGGGACATTCAGAAAAAGAGCAATCTGGATTCAATTCACACAGGCTGCTAAGTTTCGTATTAGTGCTGTTGAAGCTCAGTTCGATATTGGTACCCTATAATGGCTGGCAGTCAAGTACAGATACAACCATTACCTACACCTCCTACAGATCAAGATTCTATTAATAATACTCCTAAGAGTAGATTTACAGAATCTTGGAATAGGTGGTTCCTCGCTGTTCAGAAAAAAGTTAATGTTATTAGCGCTAGTTTGGTAAACTTTGCAAGTACCGCCTTTGGGGCAGGTATTATTAGTTCTGATGGTGCTGGTAATTTTTCATCTAGCACATTAACCCAATTAATAGATGCAGGAATAGGTAACACTCAAGGTGATATTTTATACAGGGATGCTACTACATGGAAAGTATTACCACCCGGTACTAATGGACAAGTATTAGAAACTCAAGGTGCTGGAACTAACCCAATATGGTCTAGTACAACTGGCGGCGGTAATCCTGTATTTATTAGCCCGCAGACGACTAGTTATACTTTACAAAGTACCGACCTTCCAGCAGCAAGCAGTTATAAAGGTTTAGTAAGTATTCAATCATCATCGGCTACTAATCTTACTATACCACCTCATTCATCTGTGGCATTTCCTAATGGTTCTATATTATATGGTGTTCAGTTAGGTAGTGGTGGAGTAACTATACAAGCAGGCACTGGGGTTAGTCTTATAGGTAATACCACTGCCGGTGGTCAGAACTCTATAGCCACTGCTATCCAGATATCGCAGGACGTGTGGTTAGTTAGTGGTAATTTAGCCTACTCCAGCGGTACTCTATACTCTTCAGTCATTCTCGCAGACGCACCATTAGGTTATTGGAGGCTCGGAGAAACTACAGGAAGTACTGCTTCGGATTCTTCAGGAAATAATTATACGGGGACATATGTTAGCTGTACGCAAGGTAGTGCCTCACTCATATTAAATAATGCCGGGAATCTTTCTGTATCAGGAAATGGTACTAGTAGTCAAATTACTGTAGGTGCTATATCAGCTTTATACAATCTTAATAATAATTGTTCTATAGAATTATGGTATAAGCCTGCAGATAACACAGGTACTTATGGGTTGTGGAGTGCTGGATATCAAGGTATTGGTATTCGTCAGAATGCTGCTAATATAGAATTACTATCTGATTATAGTGTCTCGCTGCATACATTTACTGTAGGATTCGTTGCCGGTACTGTATATCATATAGTACTCACCATTAGTAGCTCTAATGTATGCACTCTTTACATTAATGGTACGTCGGTAGGTACATATACAAAGAGTGCTACCTTCTCTGGAGCTTACGTTCGTATAGGTGCCGATGGGCAAGATTCTACTACTGTAACTAATTGGTTTAATGGTACTATTGATGAGGTGGCAGTATATCAATCAGCACTAACATCTACACAAATAACTAATCACTATAATGCAGGTATATGATATGCAAAGTGGTCCTAGTTGGGAAGTTGTATCTATTATTGCTGGTACTATTATTACATTACTTATTAGTATTGTAATATCCCTCATCGCTGCTTATTGTAAGTCCCTTGGGAAAAGGTTAGAAACACTCGAAACTGCCCATCGTACTCTTAATGATAAAGTGCTTAGTCAATATCATGATAAGAATGAGACTAATACTCTACTATCCGATGTCAAGGCTAGTGTATCTGCTCTACACCAACGCTTTGACCTTATACTAGCTCAGTCCACACCGAAAGGATAATATATGGAAGAGGATATCAGGGGAGAGCTAGGAAAATTTCTGGATAGCTCTGAGAGACTTATCGCGGCACTGGAGAATCATAGTCAAGGTAGTAGCGCTAATGTAGGCACATCGCAGATACACTATCATGCTGGGGGTATTGGTGTTTTAATAGTAACTGGTATGGCGGCCTTTATGGCAGGCTTATGTTTTTCTCTTGGTATTATGGAGATGCATCAGCAGAAACAGATAGATGATCTTCATGATTACTTGAATGTAGTATATCAATATGCACCTCAACTTAAACCAAAGGATTTTAAATGACTACCATTATTATCATTAGCCACGGTCCGAACGCCGAACAGAATGTAGAAGTTGTAAATAATGACACTGCCGTAGATACGGATACCCTTACACAGGTTGTACAGCAAGCACTTAATCAGGCACAGTAATGACTCCTATTAGACTACTATCAACAGGTTTTCCTGTAGATGTATGTCTACAGGAGATTGATAGTAACCCTGATGTGTGGGACCGTTATACCTTACGTACATCGCAATATAGTTCTCCTCATACTAAAATATCCGATATATGGGTTCGGTATAATAGTTGGGATAATTACAAGGGAGATAGAAAAAAGTTCAATGAAGAACATGACAGTGTTTGGTATCCTGTAATTTGTCAGATACCATCTGTGCGGAGTTTGGTAATGGATGTTTTATCCTATGTACAAGGAGAAAGGCTGGGGGGAGTTCTTATTACAAGGATTCCCCCCGGCTGTATGGTTAGGCCCCATATTGATACTGGATGGCATGCTACGTATTATGATAAGTATGCTATTCAATTACGAGGGAATGGTAAGCAGGCTTTTCATTTTAATGATACTAGCTTATCTGCCATGCCCGGAGATCTATATACATTTGATAACTCCAAGTTGCACTGGGTAACAAATGAGAGTGATGAAGAAAGAATGACCCTTATTATTTGTATAAGGGGTAGTAAGTTTCCACAATATTGCTCTCATCGGGAGAATTAAGATGCCATGGGGAATTGCTAGTGGTGTTCTTGGGGTAGTCGGTAGCTTCATGGGAAGTGATCAGTCTAATAGTGCTAATCAACAGGCCGTTCAGGCTGCCGATCCTTATGCACAATATAGACCACAAGCCGCTCAACAACTTAATAACTTGGTTAACAATACAGGTAATCAAGTACAGAATGTTGTTAATAGTTCTGTGGGACAGGCTTATCAGACAGCAGCTGCTAATACTATGGCGGCTCAAGGATATACAGGGAGTGGTAATGCCTTGGTGGCCGCAGCTAATGCTGGCGGTCAGGCATACCAGCAGCAGTTTAATAACCTAGCTATGTTGAGTGGTGCTAACTATAGTCCGGCCAGCGCTGCACAGTTGCAATCTCAAGCAGGTCAGCAACAATCGCAGAATACGCAAAACAGTCTGGGATCGATTGGTAGCCTTCTTGGTGCCGTTGGTAGTTTCTTTTGAGGTGACATATGCCAGGACCTAATGTAGCTCTTGATGCATATAATCAGGAAGTGCTGGCAGGCCAGCAGCAACAAGAGAATCAACAAACTCTGCAAATGAATGCTCTAAATCTTGCACTAGCCGATGCTCAGGAAAAGACGCAACTTGCGGATATTCAGGCAGAGAATCAACTAGGACAATATGGGCAATCACTTAGTAGTCCGGGAGGTCCTAGTGCTACTAGTCTAGCTAATCAACCCACACAGTCACAGAATACGCCAGCACAAACTTTTCCCTTGGGAACTAATCCTGGGAATGGTACTCCTAGTACAGGTGGTATGGGAACTGGCGGTGTTAATGTTCCTAGCATTGCAGGTAACCAAACACAGGTGCCTAGTGCAGCACAAACTGCACAGATGCCTTCTGTAGGTACGGCGGTTAATCTAAATCCAGCAGATTATAATAATGCTCTAGCCATTAAGGCTGCACAGTTGGGTAGACCTAATCTTGCCAATAAGTATTGGCAGCAATCTGAGGCAGCCCAGATGGGTGCTCTTAAAATGGCATCTGCGCAAAATGCTATACAGATGGGCACACTTAAACAGATTGGGGAAACTGGTCAGCTTATTAGTCAATACCTTGGGAATGCCCAGACTCCTGAGGAATGGGATAATGGCATTAATCAGTTAGCAGCGCAGGGAGTACCTCAGCAGGAAATTCAGGCACTTCGACAGATGCCGTTTAATCCTGCCACAGCGCAGGCTCTTGGCGCACATGCTATGAATATGTATCAACGTGCGCAGATTCAAATAGAGCAATTGAAGCTTAAGGAGAAGAGTAATATTGATCAGGCTAGGCTGTCTGAGACGATTCGTAAGGATCAACAACTTGAGCAGTGGAGACAGCAACAGGCAGACGCGAAGGCTAGGAATGCTAAGCAGGGCGCCGCCGTCACTGCTCCGAATAAGAACGATCTTGACACATCATATGCAGCTATTCAAGAAGCATTGTATGATGGTGGAGATGTACCTGACGATGCAGCTAGCATGGTTGGCACATCCAAGCAACCAGGCCCGCTTCTTGCTGATGTAGCTAGCCGAGCTAAGCAGTTAGTAAGGGCTAATCCCGGTATGGATATATCCACTGCTGCTCAGCATGCTATTGCGGAATTGCAGCAATCTGGTCAGCTTAGGAAAAATACAGAACAGGGTTTCTTCGGAGATACAACTACTCAACAATTTAAATCTATGGGTAACACTAAGGATGATCCCTTAAATGATCCTGGAGATTCTACTAAGAGGGTTGTTGGTAAATATTATAAAACTCCTACAGGAGTTCGGCAGTGGCTAGGGCCTGGACAATAACTATTGTCCCAAATTGGCACATAAGGTGATACAATGGATCAGAATGATGGTTGGGGTCCTGTAGTAGGTACAGCTACTTACACGCCCCCACAAACTACTCAAGATACTCCACAAAATCCTGATATGCTTGCTTATGCCAATAAGCAACTTTCTAATGGGATGACTCCAGAACAAGCTCTTCAAAGTACCTTAAGCCAACCACAGTTTTCGGATCAAAGTAATAAATTCTCTTTTGAATTATCCCCTGACCAGAAATCATTTATAGATCATGGAGTTGAGCCTGGCTGGGGTCCTGTAGAAACAGCTACCCCAACTACTAATCTATACAATACGGTAACGCAAACCCCTGCCAGGCGTGCTCGGGAAGCTGTTACTAGTACTATTGA